TATCGTCTACAATAGGAGCTGTTCTGAGGAAAGAATCCATACTTTTTATAGTATTAAATTTTATATTCCAAAGCATTTAATCTTTTTGAGACTTTTTTTTCTAACTGTAAATTCCAAAAAGATAAACATAGGATACAGATAGAAAAGACCAAAGATAGAATACAAACCAATAGGAACATGAGCTAAAACTCCTTTATCCATCTACCTTTGGAGTCTCTTGGGACATTTCTCATGATATTGCTTAGTTGCTTTCTATTTGCCTCTGACCACTTACATGGAATCAGATGTAATGTAGGAAGCTCTTTGTATTCTAAAGCCGGCTCTAAATCTGAATCCTCTACAACAACAGGAAGATTGAACATTCCAAATCTAACTAACCAAAAAGAATGAAGCGTTGTATCTGTCAGATATCCAGAAGCATATTCTTCTCCATCCCAAGTACGATCTGAATTTCCTGGAACATACGTACCACTCTTCTTATGAGTCATCCCAACCACCTGCCCATGAATAGGAGTCTCATATGGAAATCGTTCCCATGTAATCTTCTTTCTACCATAATCCTTAGAACGAATCATCTTGGCTTTGACAATAACATGTTCTCCAATGTGGTATTTCATTTCAGAATCCTCTTTACATCAAATAAAGTTTTCATGTTTGGATATTCTTTTACGATTTCTTCTTCAAAAGGACATTTAGCACAGCACTTAGTATTATCGTTTCGAAGATTTTTCAAGCATAGCTTAATATGGTGTTCTAACCGTTCTTTATTCATCTGCCCACCCTATCACACCAATTCCCTTTTCTACCTTTGCAACAGACAAAACTGTAAACATATGAGGCGATCTTCGATCATACTTCTTACGTACTCTCCAATTTTGTATTGCATATTGTGCATTGTCAATGATATCGTCTCCAGTCTTTCATTTACGTCTTTCCCATAATCTTTCCTGTATATGTATTTATATTGACTTGAAAACGTGCAACAGGCCCATTCTTCTTATCCCAAACAAAAGCCATTCCTGCACGTTTTTGATAATTTAAACCTTTAAGAGCATGCCACTCATTTGGTGGAGTTAATCCAGGCAAAAACTCAATACTAACACCCTGTTCTTCCATCATGCTAGGCTTGGATGATCCTTTTCTATGTTGATCTCCCAAATGCCATTCTCTATATATCGTTTCTCCCCAAATATCTCTGCATTCGTTCGCCATTAATGCAGCTAATCGAACAGTCTGATGAATGCTATGTCCATGCTCGAATCCAATTAAGTTTACACCAAAATGATGAAACTTATATGGGCGAGCACTAGCGTCAACTTCTATACGATTATCGTTATGGTAATACGCCTGTAACAGTCGTCCTAACGTGAATGCGCTCTGTCTATCGTGATTTCCCATAACGGAAATCACTTTAACAGGAGCAACTTCAGAACAAACACTTACTTCTGCAATTGATAATTTCTCTGCTTCTACATATACATGACACCAAGAATCCATCTCGGGCTGTAATGTCCCCTGCGTCGTGGTATGAAATACATTGTCAGCATGGATTAAGTCATTTCCAATAGGAAGAATAATCCGACTGAAGGGACCATACATCTCTGATGCTTTTAATAAATCATGGAGTATATCCATAACCATAGTCACACATGTATCAATATCCCAATGTTTATCGGCAGCAGGTAGAAAACAATGCATTCCTAAGTGTGGATCGAGAATACTGATTTCTAACTCCCTCTCCGGTGCCTTCTTTTTAATGGTTATAGGCTTTGCTTTGACTATAGGGCCGTACTTTTTGATATCTTCTAGGAGAATTTCAAGAGATTTAATTTCAATAGATTTTCTTTTAAGCCATACCTTAACTTGCCAATTCGTATATGTTTGAAATTGATTGGTAGAATCTTTCCCTGTAACCTCCCACGAATTAATCATATAGTGATCTACTTCCCAAATAGAAGTATCCACTTGACCAATCTCTAATGCCTTTTCTAATGTTTTAACATCCAGAGAACGTACTGTAACACTTGCTGAATCCTGTTTGAACTCACTTTCGATTTCAGGTGTCTTATGCACCTTTTCTTTTGGAATTGCATCTTCGATAGGTCTCGCTTTTCCTTGCGAGATTTTCGTTACTGTTCCAGTTGCAATTCCAAAATAATCTGCTGTGACCATCTGTGAATGGTCCTTACGATATTCCATAACATCGTTAATTAGCTTTTGTGTTATAATAGTCCGCTTCCCATCAGTTGCCATTCAATATCTCCTACTATCTTTTTCGTTGCGTTCTACGATATCCAAGTCTCCATAACAATGTCCCGATATCCGTAGCTATTTGATCCACTCTTTTCTCAGATATATCCCAATCTTCTGCATGAATGCACTCATGTAGTAGAATGATTAAATCTGCTTTCGCTTTCTTTCCTCTTCCGTAAGCTAGACCATTAGGCATGGTAATACGTTTAACGTTACGATTATCTATCAGACCGACATAGGGAACTTCTACGTCGATTTCATACTTTTCGTTATTCAGGATATGTGTTCTGACCTTAGTCATAGGTCATACACCTTTTAATAGACTTCTATCTATTACAGAAGACCAAGCACACCGACATGAAGGATGCACAGGAATTACTCCTCTTGCAGCATCTATCGTATATCTTTTCCCTTCCAATGTGGCACAAGCAGAACACACCTTTTCGTCTTTCGATGTACTGAATTCTACTTCCGCTCTAACTTCAGAAACTCCAAGCAAAGCAAAAGAATCCAACTGCCCTTCTGCATGAGCATTGATAATTTCTGTTCTGGCAATCATCAACGCTCGTTTCTTACTCAGACTACTAACAGCTTTGGTCATTTCTCTAGCAATCTTTTGAGGACTATATCCATGTGCCAATCCCTCTGCCAAGATCAATGACATTCGATCCGACATTTGGTCTGATACACCTTTTAGCAGATTAAAAGACCGTGTAGCTAAAAGCTCCAATTGAGACATGAGAACAGGTGATGCAAGAGCCATCTTCAAAAATTGCTCTTTAGCACCACCAAAATATGCAATATCTTTTAGTTTGGACTTCTTATTCGTGTCTGTATAAGCTCTTAGTATACCTTTCCTATATGCACTCTCTACATACTTAGCAGTCCACGGTTTCCCCTTTATCCCTCCCACAACTTCTAAAACTCCCTCATCAACTTTATCTTGCAGCCACTTTCTAAACATTTTAATTTTTTGTGGGTTTGTAGCAAATTGAAATTCACCAGCGTCTAGATTCAAGGACAATGGCTGTTGCTGTGTGGGGAAAAGGTTTTCTGTTGCAAACAAAGATAGGATGTCTTTACTCAACTGCTTAAACCTTCTCTGCATATCAGCCCAAAACAGTCTACGTAAAAGAGCAGTTCTACTTGGATCCAAGCTTCTCTTTTTAGCTCTTAAACCCATAATTTCAATCCTTGTTGCACATTAGTTTAACACCTGCAACGGATAAATTTCCATTTGATTTGAATTTATTCTCCAAACTACACCAAGCACTGAATTTGGAAATAGTTTTGTTGAAACATTTACTAAAGACCCTTCCTTAAAGACTCTTTGCTCTGTTGGAAACAAAATCTTAGAATGTCTCAAAAAAACTAATGAATTAAACCAAATGGTTTTCAGTTTAATTTCTAGATCGTTACTCTTTGATTTCTGATTGGGATTTAAATTCCATCTGTTCCATGCTGGCATATATTTCTCGATCTTTTTCTTTCAAAGCTTCTTCCATAAACTTTTTGTACTTCGGATGTTCTCTTAAAATGTCCCCAATTGTCTCTGCCATCATTCTGGATCCTCTTCAGTCAAACTATCATCCCATTCCATACCAAATCCAGTATCGTAGAAATCACAATCGTTTCCACTCATAATATCCATCAACGCATCATATGGAGTGTAGAATTCTTCATATTTCTGATGGTACTCTTCCTGATCTTCCAATACATAATCTTCTTGCTCTGCAAGTTTTGTCAACTCCTCCCACCATTCATCAAATGTCTGGTCCATTTCAGTCCCCTTTATCAATCCTAAATCGTTCTCTGACTTTTTCTATAATCCTAGCATACTTCGCTCTAACAGCTTCACGACTAATTCCTGTTCTATTTGCTATTTCTGTAAATGTACTTCCCAATCCATGATCCACTACCAATTTTCTTTTCTCTTCTGGAATTGACTCTAGATACACTTCATAATCCATATTATCGGAAACTTCTTTGATAGGCTCATAAAGCATAGATTTTGACTTCGTACTTCCAGCAGCCTTCCAGGCTTTACAATTTTCAGAGAATAAGTATCGGATCATATTTAAATATGTATATCGATAACACCCTCTTAAAGTTTTTTCCGATCTACGACGCAAACAAGAAATCCATCCTACAGAAATCAAATCTTCAATTTCTATATTGGGACTTGGAAGTGTCTTTAGAGCATCTTGAGCCGCTCTTTCCAGCAATTTCTGATGCTGTTCACTCCAGTAGCATGTCTTACGTTTCGATTTCATTAGAAAATACTTCTTGTAAATCCATTAAAGCTTTCTTTTCTAATAGACGAACATTTTCATCTGAACATTTTATATTCTTTCCAATTTCCTGTAAAGTTTTCCCTTCACTTCTTTCCATCAGAATCTTTCTATCTCTATCGTTCAAAATACTTAATACAACATCACAATCCATTTTACTTTGTATCTGGGAAAGACTTTCTCTGGACTGTACTAGATTCAAATATTCTTCACAGTTTTTATTTCTTACTTCAATCTCATGCCTAACAAAGGACAGCATTTCTTTGTATAGAATAGAAAAGCAATGGGCGAGCTTATCTTCTGGTCTATAACGAAGAACATGAAACCATCCAATAGACACTAAATCTTCTATATCCACATTTGGAGTATTTATTCTTCTCAACACACGCCCAGCAGTATACAATAACAACTTTTTATGCTGCATACTCCAATAGTTGGATCTATTTCTCATTGGACGTCCCATTTGTCCCTCTTCAATTTATTCCAAGCTTTAGCATACAATTACTCTTCTTTGATATTATCGTCTTCTACAACATTCACTTCATCTTCATCTTCTGTCTCCTTCATCTCTTGCTCTTCCGTCAACAGAGACTCCCCTTCCATTTCCAATACCCCCTGTTCAAAAGCCTCAGCTTCTTCAGGGTCCTTTTTCAGAATGGAAATGAAAAAGTCTTTGGGAGACATAATCAATGAAACTTCTCCCTGCACATACTCCTTCATCGCCTGCACTTCTTTCACAGCCACATCCGCAATGTCTTTATCTGTAATTGCTTCTCTATCAGGCCAATCTACAAAATATGCACTCGGTTCTGGAAGAACACCATAAGCAATGAGGCGATCAATAAAGGGACGAACGAGCATAGGAGTCAGATACCCCTTTTGCCTCTTCATAATCCTTTCATTCCACACTCTCTTGTCCTGTGTACTGGCTTGTTTCGCTTCTTCACTCCCCTGAAAGATTCTATATGGTATTCCCATACTGATTGAAATTGCCTTAATATGCATTTCAATATGACCTGTAGGATCGACAACTTGAGGAGTTAAAGGCTGAACGTCCACATTCTCCAAAAGCAAAGAACGATCAAGACCAGCAAAGTAATCGTGAATGTTGGTAGTCATCGTTTCTTTGGCGTCGTCTGTAACAGTGCTAAGTCCAGCATCTCCATTCAGTTTAAATGCCATGCCAGGAAATCCACCTCTCCAAAACATCTCACCACTACCACCAAGAATCTTTCTCAAGTCCAGTAGCGAATTATACACTCTCTGCTGTCTCGGTGTCCCATATATCTCACTACTCGTCCTATTATCTGCAATATGCAAAACTCTCGTCCAGTGAACATTCTTAGTGGATATATTTGAAACACCGGCAGATTGAGGGTCTTCAAACTGAATCTTGTACATGGTTGGAAAACCGTAGCGAGGATTTGTTTCATCTGTTTCTTTAGACTCTATTTCGACCACGGATTCGTCATATACACGAATATAGAGAAGAGGATATTTCTTCCCACTCCCTCTCCCACTCTTCAGATCGATCCCTTCCACAGGTCTATCCAAACTCTTCCCATCTCCAATTCCAAATAACACCAAACCATACTGCCCAATACCACTCAAAACATCAATTCGATTCATGTAGTGGTAGATTTGGAATTGTTCTTTCACCTGATCCCACTGAACTTCAAACTCCGTCTTCTTAGCATCCTCTATCTCATACACATCTGGCGTCTGTGCCCAGCACTCTTCCGGTAGAATATCCACCACTCTACTCGCAATACCAAATCGATCGTACATGTCTCGATAGTTTTTTTTAGTTATAGAATCCGGATATCCACAATCGTAGTTTATATCGTGACTCGGATTTAGCAAAGACTGTATTAAATCTTTTCTCCGTAAAAGACTGTTAAAAGCAATTGTTTCAATCTGTTTGACGGTAACAGGAGTTGTTTCCTTCTGCTTCACAGCTTTATTTTTCTGTGTTTTACTCATTGGAAAGTCCTTCTAAATATTCTTTAATTTGGTCTTTTGCTTCTATATCTCGAACGATATTGTTATGGTTACGATTGGAGAAACACCAGGGACAATCCCCATGATTTCTACAGCTAACGTCGAAAGCTTTCGCTTTCCGATAAATCTTTCGCTTCTCTTTTCCGTAAAAGATACTCTTTTCGAGACCCATTTCTTACCAACCTCCAACACGTCTTACTGGTTGCGTCAACAAACTAAAAGCCCCACTCCCCGCATCCACTTGATCTTTATAAATGGAGTTTGGAAATAGAGCCATTTCATCGATCAACGGATTATTCCAATTTGCTTTTACCATACACACATTACCCCCATTCACTTGTGAGGAGAAGGGGTCGGCACGAACCTCTTTTGGACCGCTCGGTCTTTGGGCTATCACTCTATATCCCGCCAAATTCTGTATCGTACTCAACGCCGAATCCTTTCCACCACTTCCAGGTTCCTGCTCAATTCCAATTGTAATCTCTCTCCCATCCTTTCCTGCCGTCTCCATAATTTTCCTCTCCCTCTCTCCCGTATCCCATCTCCCCCTCACCACATCCAATATCCAAAATCTCTGATCCCGATCTTTCCCCATCAAAATCCCAACGGTAAAGCACCCAGCTCCAGCCGTCGCCGCCTTATCCCAATACCTCACCTTCTTCACCCACAACCTTGCTTCCTTTGGTACTTCCTCTGCATTCACAATTTTGATATTGTCCGTCTTAAACATCCCTCCCCCAATTGGCACTGGTCTCTGCAAAAACTGTCCAGCCCAACTATACTCTCCCTGCGCCCTCGCTTCCTCCAACACCTTTGGAGGAAGACGAACTGGATCAAATAATCCATTCTTATAAAATGCCCTACATTCTGTAGGTCGTATATCATCGGTTAGGATGGCGGGGAAGCAGATATGCTTGATACGTGCTTCCCCTCTCGAACTCATATCCAAAAACATTCCAGTAGCATCGGAACTGTGCAGCCTTTGCTGAACCAGTATCGTAGGAGTTCTCGCCTTATCTTTCTTTCTCGACCACAGCGTTTCACGTATGAACTGATTCGCCAGAAGAATTTCCACTTCAGACCGAGAGCCACGAGGATCAATTGGATCGTCGATAACGATAAAGTCTGCATGTCTTCCCGTAATTCCACCCTTATTCCCCACACTATTCCTCTCCCCCTGACATGTATTTGCGAACTTCCCTTTTGCATTCTGATCGTCAGAGATTTGGATGTGTGGGAAATACTCTCTATATTTATCCGACTGAATCACCATTCGAGATTTACGTGACAGGTCAATCGACAGGTTTTCCTGAAAGGTGCTTTCAATGAAGCTTGCTGAGGCATATCTCGTCCACACCCACGGTTGCAGAAAGATACTGACCGTCAAAGATTTCGTGGACCCAGGTGGCTCATTAATCACAAGATCATAAGGTTTGTAGTCGTATTTTGGGTCATGGTTTGGTTTCAACCCCTCCAAAAACCACTCCACCAAATACTGCAATTCTTTACACACATATCGAATATGCCAATTATCCACTAGAGGTTCATTGACCAGCACCTCCCAAAACTCCTTGAAAAAGAAATAATAGCTGTCCTTGCAGAGTGAACGAGCAATATCCACTTCGTTAAATGCAATATCCAATCCCACTTTACTCCTCTCCTTCCATCTTCGCTCTACCCTCTCCCTCTTCTCTCTTCTCTTCAAACACAGCTTCTATACTCTCCCCCTCCATCTTCGCCTTCCTCTCTCTTTCCGCTTTATATCTTGCTTTCGCCTCCCACATCGCTTCAACAGGAGATTTTTTAGGGAGGGGGAGAAGTGGGACGGTAGTCGATTCAATCATTTTCCTCTTCCTGCACGCCTCCAATATCTCCATCTGACATTCACTACTCAAATATTGCCGTATCTCTTCAAATGGGAATGCCTGATGTTGTACCACCCCACTGACATTCACATCAATTCTGGACTTCTCGTTATATCCTCTATCCGCCACCTGCGTCTTCATGGAAAAGATCGTAGCCGCCTCACTCCCCTTCCTCACCAGATTGATCAGATGCGTTTCAAAGAAGTCTTTCTTGCATTCTTGGACGTGTTTAAACAGTTGTTGGAATTCAGGTTCCGTCTTCCACACGTCAAACGTCCGAACTGAAATTCCAACTCTCTTACATGCCCCAGTCAGTGAGTAATTTCCATTGATAAATGCATATAGAAACAGGTGTTGTCGAAATGGTTTCCCCTTCCCTTCCAGTATTGCATCAATCACATTTTTCGACCCTCTCACCTTATCCGCTCTATTCAGTCTCTTCCACACCTTTTTCATTTCCGGTGTCAGTCCATTAAATACGAAATCCGCTATGACATTCTCCCCATGTTTCTTTTTTCGAATTCTAAATTCCTTTCTCCCCTTCTCCAACACCATTCTCAGCAACGGTTTCTTCCTCTCCCACACCACAAACGTAGCTGGAGAGATGCCAAGTATTTTCGATATCGTCTTCTCTTTCGCTCCACCCTTCGCCAACTCGTAAATGTCTATTAGATATTCATCTTTCCACAGTGATTTATTTGCCATCTTCTTATTTATCCTTAATTATATTTCCATAATTATACCCACCCTCTATATTAAATATAGCAGAATTTTACTTCCATCCACAAATATTTTAAAATATATGTTTACTTGAAGATTTTCTCTGCTATGTATTTCCCTTTATTATCGTGCGTAAGAAAGAGAGAACGATAATAGAGGTCAGAAGGTTCTTTGGCATAGGAATAATGGGTTTGGGAGGCTTCAGAAAATGGGCCAAAAAATTTTTGGAATATGGAAAGTGGCCTATAAATTTTGGGCC